GGGTTATCGGGGTTTGTGCCGATTAGAAGTTCACTCATCGTCTTTATTTAACCTTTCTGCGGTTTCCATTAATATGTTGTTGGCTACAAGTAGCCCGCGCACCATACCACAGGCGTATTTATACTCCCCATGGTCTTTGGCCTTACCTAAAGCCAAATCAGTTTTAATGACTTCCACCTCATCTTGTATCCGCTTTGATAGATACTTCAGTAAGTCGTCACTCATTTATTCCCCTTGGTGGTTGATAAACCCTTGCGCCTTTCGGCAATATCTGTGCCAACCTTAAGACCCTCAAGCTCATATTTAGCCTCCAGTTCAGCCCTATCCTTGGCGGCTTTGGCGCCAACTTGCATTCCTGCAATCTCTTTCTGGGCTTCGATCCGGGCCTTCTCAAGCTCGAGTCGGTCGGCTTTATCGGCAGCATCCACCTGTAGCTTGGCTTGTTTAAGCTGCAGATCCTGCGCCTTGAGTTGAAGTTCTTGTTGTTGCATTTGGACGATCGGGTCTTGTGCGGCTTGTTGAGCCTGTTGCTGTGAAACTTCTGCTTGGTCCTTAGCCAGCAGTTTTTTGGCTGCTGCGGCGGCAAGGCGAGACATTTCAAGTTCAGTAGCTTCATCAAGTTCTGCGTCAGGTGCGACGTACGGAATGCCAAGCTGCTCTTCAAGCTGTTTGCGGTACTCAAAGGCAACGTGTTCTTGGATATGGGCGGCCATTGCGGCTAGCATCTGCTTAGCCATCGGACTTTGACCAACAATCTGCATGATCTTGGGGTCTTGCATCGCCGCCATGTGGACGGTGATGTGCGCTTGGTGATCCTGATAAATAAAGGCCTTGACAGGTTTATTATTGATAACGTCCATGTTCTCGGACACGGGATCACGTGGCTTTTCGTCGTCTTCGATCGGCACAAGCTTGGCAGCGTTCTTAACACCAAGAACCTCTAGCATTTGGCGATGCAAAAGTGGTAGGTCATAGAGCTGTGGTGCGGTCTGGGCTAACTGCAATACCGCCTGATACTGAACAACCTTCTGCGACATGGTCGCCGCGTTGGGGTCGGACACAGGAATAACGTCAACCTGATCGTAGTCAGACTGCTTAGCCTGTGGTGGACCCTCGATCGGGTCGTAGCTATACTCAGGCGGGGTATAGTCACGGATAATGTTCTTCAACAACCGGAACTCTTGCCGCATCGCGTAGTGAATGCGAGCCTGAACCGCTGACATTACCTTGAGGGTACGCTCCAAAATAGCCAGCGTGGTACCAACTGGACTTTGAGCCGACATATCGCTGATCTTAAGGTCGGCGGCAGACGCAAAACGACGGCCTTCCTCAACAATCGTGCCCAACAAAGAGTACAGAACTTGACTCGGCTCCTTATAGGGGAGCGTCATGATGTTATCTTTAATCGTGCCGGAGGCTACGTCTACATCTCGGAACTCTGCGGGGGCAATCGGAGTGTCGTCGCCTTTTACACGCAAACCCTTGGTTTTAAAGCCACCTGGCAGGTTTGATAGCGTACCGGCATCGACTAGCTGTCGAATAAGAGATGTCCCAGACTTAGCAAAAGCGCCAATGAGGTGAATGAGACCAAAAGCATAGAACCCAAAGCCAGGGACATACGGATAATGGACGAAATGTTGTCTTTTCTGCTTAGTTTCATCATCTTGTTTCCAATTGCGGCGGATAGCTAAGACTGTTTGTGTCGCCTTTTCAATGGTGACAACGTAAGGGATCGCAATACCTGTCGGTTCCCCATCTTTATCCTTGTCCTCATAACCCGGTAGGTCGAGATTAACGTGTATCTCGAGGATCTTATAGCGGTCATCCGAGGAAGCTCGAAATCCCATCTTCTCTGCGATCTTCTTCTCAACCTCATCAAAACTATCCGTCGGATCGCCTAGTTCAACATCTCGATAAAAGCCAGCCACCTGCAGTTTACGCAACTCATTTGGTGTCTTACGCATCACATGGGTAATGCGCTCGGCCGTCTCAATATTACTTGCACCGTAGGGGACAATAACATCCTCTGCCGGCACATAAAGTGAGACCTGCCGTTCTAGATTTGGATCAAAGTAAACCTTTTTAAACGCGTTACCCGCCAAACCCAGGCCCCACAGCATGCGCTCATGCTCGGGTCGGTACTCAACCATTTTCTCAGTAAGCTGATAGTTCATATCAGCCTTAACCCGCTCGGCAGACTCAATCTTTTCGCGGGTTTCCTTACCAATAATCTGAGTTTTTACGGGGCCGCCAGCAGGAAAAGTTTCCATGATGGTCTCGGCTTGGAACTTAACCAGTGCTTCAGACAACAGGGGGTGATACACACCACAGGATCCGGGCCAAGGCTCCGTGCGATCCTCAATCTTCATGCCCAAAAGCTCTAGACCATCAACGTAAGTCTGAACCCAGTCTTTACGTGAAGAAGTATCTTCTTCAACATCAGCGAGCAAATCTCCAGCCAACTCAGTTAGCTGATCGTCATCCATTTCCTCGGCTAGGTTGGCACTAAAGTCATCTTCCGCATCAGGATCGATCTCAATCTTCAGTCCGCCCATCTCAATACTGACGCGCTCGGGATCTTCGATCTCAATTTCTAAATCTGGCTCTGGCATCAGAGCTTCTTCTTCCTCGATCTCTAAGGAACCTAGTCCTAGTGGGGCTTGATTTAACGCCTTGTCAATTGCCATGTCTCACCTCAGTAATAACTCGGCTGACGGCGTCTGAAGTATTGAATTTCATCAGGCTCATCTAGCAAAGTTCGAATAAATCCACCCTTACGGAAGCGTGACAGCGCAAGGGATGTAGAGTCAACGTAGTCATCATGCTCGCCTGCAGGAAAAGATGCAACCTCATCAATGACTTCCTCGGCCCATTGAGTGTTTGGTGCCCATACTCTACCAGAAGCAAACAAATCAGATACAGCATTTAATCGACTAATCTTGTCGTTACCCCTGCTTGGGGTAAATTCTTGTACCGGAACCCCCGCCGCCCTCATCTCATATATCAGTGGGGAGCCAGAAGCCTTCTTTTCGATGATTATTGAGTCGGGCTCCCACTCTTTAAACTCGTCAAACGCCGTTTGTTTTAGCTCTGGAAACTCCATTCGCTTTCTAAACGCATTTAGCAGAATAATATTGGCCTGCGCGACCCCTGAATCGTCCGGATGATAGAAAACCCCCCACGTCGTACATGCGGAGTAGTCGGCCCGGTTGGTTTTTTCAAACGCCGTGTCCCAAGATTGGAGGATAAAGTCGCAATGAGGGGGGTCTTCCTTCTCCCAAATCTTCCACCACTCGCGTTTTACGATGGCTGAGGACTCAGAAACGGGGTTTTGCTGATACTGGGCCTGCCATTTAGCGTTTGGCAGTTCATTTTTCAGAGCTTCGAGCTCTTCTAGCGACCAAAACTCGGGCCAGAGGGGTTTTCCTGAGGGTAAAAGTGCTGGAAATTCAATAACTTCCCAACCTTCACCGCCTCTTTGGGCCTCGGCCTTGATAACCTGCCCGGTTAGGTCCCTTTTGGACCATCTCGTCATAACGACGACAATAGATCCCCCTGGCTGCAGACGCTGCCGTGGACCTGAAGTATACCACTCGTACGTTTTATCGTAGATATCTGGGTTTATTTCCGCCAGGGCAGCTTCTTGTTCCGAGTGAGGGTCGTCAATAATGAGCAAATCCGCGCCTTTACCAGTGACAGCGCCTCCCACACCGATAGCAAAATAGTCTCCACCAGCATTAGTCGCCCACCGACCAGCAGCTTTAGAGTCCGCTTGTAGGCCAACTCCTGGAAATATGGACGTATATATTTCTTGATCAACAAGATTTCGCACCTTTCTACCAAAGCCAACGGCAAGCTCCGCCGTGTGGGATGTTTGAATAACTTTCTTATGGGGGTACTTGCCTAAAAACCAAGCAGGCAATAAGTAGGAGGCAAATTCAGACTTGGTATGCCGGGGTGGCATATTAATAATTAGGCGCTTTAACTTACCGCTGGCTACGCGCTCAAACGCCCGAGCCATCTTTACGTGGTGCGAGCCTTCAATGAAGTGTGGCCACACTTTCTTTACGAAGTGCATGAAGTTATTTTTTGCATCCTCACGCTCCTTAACTATCTCGTGCTGTGCCAGATCTACAAGCAGCGCACGCAGATGGGCTTCAGGAAGGGTCGGAAGTTTCTTCAGCAGATTCTGTAGGTCCTGTGGACTCATCAATCCCTAGCTCTTCTTCAATCGTTTTTGCTTCAACATCAACTACTTCCATATTTAGCAGTCTTTGAATTTTGTCTGCAATCGCTTCGCGTAGGTCGTCAGAAGTCTTATGTGTGACGGTAATCTCAGATTTCTCTGTAAACGCGCCGACGTCAGATAATTTGCCTAGAAGCTCGATGGCTCTAAGTTCGTATTTGACATCTCCGCACTGGCTAATTTCAATCAGCCTATTAGTAATGTAGTTCCTAGCTTGGACTACATCGTTAAGAATTTGCCCATCGTATGAATCTAAAAGGGCGCCGAGCTTAACGGCAACTTCGCCCTTATACATTTGTGGTGGGTTATACGAAGAAGGTGGAGAGTTCTTTTTCTTGGTGACGTCAACCGAAGTAAATAGTTTCCTAGCTTCCTCTTGGTCTTCTTCCGTCATCTCGAACGGCATACCTAACTCAGCCATTAGATTGGCAGTCGAGGCAGCAACTCTAAGGTTTTCTTTCAAAGACCCGCCGACCTCATCGTTAAGGTTATCGGGGTGCGGGTGTTCGTTGTCCGGAACAATATTTATATTCATGGAGGAAACGGGACTCCAAAAAAGAGAAGGGGGTGCGTTTCAATGTGCGCAAGTATACACGCACTTACAAAAAATGAAAGGGGGGGGG